AACACCTTGCGCATGGCCACCAACGACTGGGGCTGGCACATGTACACGCACCCCTGGTAGTGGGGAGTCCCCTCCTCCCCCACCTCCAGCTGCCACCGCATATAGCCGAGCTTGCTCTGCGCGAGCAATGCCCTCGGCAATCTCATCAGCGGCTCGTCTCCCGCGCGTACTAACTCCAGATCTTCTGGATTGTTCACGGTAAAACACCACCAACGGGTTCGCTCGGTAGTAGCGCGCTTGGGCCTGGTCGGCATTGCTGTAGGTAATGGTGAGGTGTTAGGGCCTTCGGCGTATAGAAAAGTGAGCAAATAATATTTGTCTTTTGACCTATGACTCATAATGTGTCATAGTAGACCGGTAACGTGCATACACGTCTTTCTCGGCCGGAATTTCTCATCCACGTCATTCTCGTCCGGATTTTGACATCCGGGCCCATAGGAAGTGCACAGTTGAGGTTCCCCCATTATTACGGGAACCTCTGTGCACTTTTTCAAAGTGCTCTCTTCCTATCCCTTTCACTTGTCAAACGCGTGTTGACTCATGCCCTCCCGATACCCGTACAAGAAACGTCCCCGTTCCGCGAAGAAGCGCAATGCTAAGCGTTCTCGAGCGTTTGGAACGACTGCGAATAGCATGCGCCGCATCACTGGCGTCGGTGGCGTTGGCCGTATGCTCCCTGCTCTTCAGGACCGTCGCTCACGTGTGGTATATCTGCGGTACTCTGACGTGAAGATCTATGATGCTGGTATTGGTGGTATTACATACAACCAGTATCGGTGTGCGTCCATCTTCGACCCCGATCTCACTGGAATTGGTCACCAGCCCTTGGGCCGTGACCAATGGGCTGAACAATATAACGACTATGCTGTGCTTGCGTCTACTATGTCTGCGACGTTCAGTGCGACTAACACCAGCGGAGCTACTGAAACTGGCCTCAGCACTGTGGGTATCACTACCATACCCACGAACACTACTCTCGGAGCCAACGTGGATTCTATCATCGAGCAGCCTTCTACTGTCTGGAGGACCTGTGGACCAAGCTACGCACAGTCTTCTGTCACTGTGTCTTCCAGCTATACGCCTAAGGACTTCTTTGGCGTTGGTGATCCCCGCCGAGACTCTTCGCTGGCAGCTAACATGGGATCCAATCCCGTGAAGGAGCCTACCTACAACGTGTTCGTTGGTACTGGTGGGCTGGTTGATCCTGCCCCTGTCAGGGTTAGGATTGTCATCGTATACAAGGTTGTCTTGTATGAACCTAAGAAGCTACTAGCTTCTTAAGGGGGGGGGCGAAGCCCCCCTGCTAGCCACTGCTTATTGTAAATAAAGATCTCTTTACATTTCCCATGCCTGGCTCTATGAGTGTACAATGGCAGGCATGAGCCACCCGTGGCTCGTATCAGGTGAATTAAACCCTATACTTAAATATCTAACCACGTTAGTGATGGCAGAAGACTAACAACCTGATGATGGCGTCGCCAGAGCGGAGCGAGGGCGCGCCCTTGGGCGCCCAGGGGCGGAGCCCCTGTGCTAGCCCCGAACAATAATAAAAAAAGAATGATAATTAGAGTGGGAAGAATACATATATTGAATAAGGCGCCCCTCCCATAGGAGGGGTAAGACAATGCAACACCACTAAACAATGCTTAAACAACTTAAGCTACTGGGTACTCCAAGCCACCCGCCTCCCTCACTGGCTGCTGGTGGATCCCACGCAAATGGCGCACATCCCAGCGATCCTGGCTCAGCTTGGTCTTGTCCGGTGGGAAGTTGCTGAACACCACCAAGTGAGGCACTGGGTTGGTCTTCAAGGCACTGGCATACTTCGGCGAGAAGATTATCCCATTCTTCAGACTCTCCATCACCTGGTAGTTGACATGCTCCACCATACTGCGAGTCAAGTCAAACAAAACAATGCGCTGGCCCTGGTAAGCATGCGCAATGTCGGCCACCTTCCCCCCACTGCTGTAGAAGGCATCACACTCCCCGATGAGGTGCTTGGCAAGCACAGTCTTGCCCATGGCCCCCTCCTCATCAACATACCAGATCACCTTGCGGCGATCGGGGGCACCCGCCAACTCATCAAACAGTACCTGCTGCCAAGGGCGCAGCTCGGGCAGTAGCTCCACCTCCGCTGGGCGAGCCAGGAACACAGCTTGCGCCCAGTTCATCCTGGAGGCAATGACATCACAAATTGATGCATCGTTCACAACCGCATTCCAACTGGTATGGGACTGTATCACACTCAGTGTCGCAGTCAGATCCGTACGTTGGCCCATCCGCGGCTGCACGCCCATCTCCCATGGACCCAACTCCCGCGAGTCCTCCTTCTCCACGTACTCCAGCGCCGCCGCTATGTTGCGGGCGGGCTCCAAGTGGGTACGGGGGAACACCTTGCGCATGGCCACCAACGACTGGGGCTGGCACATGTACACGCACCCCTGGTAGTGGGGAGTCCCCTCCTCCCCCACCTCCAGCTGCC